TTTGGAAAGAGTATAATTAAAACTATTAAAGAAAATTATATTACACTAGATAAATCATCTGATGAATATATTATATATGTAAAAAATATTTCAGAAACTTTTTGGACTTCCTATATTAATATTGAAAATATTAGTGATTCAAATGATTGGTTTCTATTAGATGATGTAAAAGATGTTTGTATATATAAAAATATTTCGGTTTCATCTGTTAGGAAACTACTTAATGATGATTTTCTATGTCATCATTTTCTCTCTGTATTTTATTTATTTATGAATGAATTAAGCGATGATAATGTTAAAATATATTTATCTGTTCTACAAGATACTAAGAATGAGATTGATTTAGATACTATTACTAATGAATTACATAGAAAAGTAATTGAAAGATTAAATGATCTTAAAACAAAGAAAAATAAAGAAACAGGGGGGATAGATATGTCTCATATGGAAGATACTATGCTAGGAAAACTTGCAAAGGAAATATTAGAAGATGTTGATGTTGAAAAATTGCAAAAATCAATCGGTGATAATGGTGATATTCTAAAAGCAATAGGCGACCCTGATAGTGGATTTAGCGAACTTATTTCTAATGTTAGCAGAAAGATGGCAAACAAAATCTCTACTGGTGAATTAAAACAGGAGAATCTTCTTCAAGATGCTATTAAGTTTGCATCAACTATGCCCGGATTATTTGGAAATCAGAATGGTCAAGGAGGTTCTAAAAAATCAGGAGGACAAGAAGGACAGAAAACGAATGAACCTGATATGGCGTCTATGATGAATATGATGTCATCTATGATGAATAATAAGGAAGGTATGGATATGTTCAAAAATATGATGGGAAATATGAATAATCAAAAAGGTGGTACTAGACAGACTATTAATAAATCTGCCCTTAAAAAAATGGCAACAGTTAATAAATTAAAATCAAAACTCGCAAAAAGAAAAGAGAGTGAATAATTTAAAATAATATAGATATTAGAATAAGAACAAAAAATAATGTTTTGGTTAGATAATTTAAATATATTAACATTACCTGTATTAATTCCAGATATTAATATGACTTTTGAGGAAAAATTAAATTCTATAATAAGAGGATTATTATTTTTAGGAATTATTTTTACCTTGGTTTTTAACGATTCTAAATATATTTTATTTGTATTGATAATTATGATAATATCGATAATTATATATAATTACCAGTATGAAAAAAATAGACAAATAGAAAAATATTTAAATGAAAATAATCTTGATATTATAAATAATAAAAAGTGTATTAAACCAACAAAAGAAAATCCATTTATGAATCTAAATATTTTGAATGGCAAATATGATGAAGATAATAATATGTTCTCTGCATGTTCTATAGAAAACTCAAAAATAAGCAAAAATATTGATAAGTATTTTAGTGAAAATGTTTTTAGAGATACCGATGACTTATATAATAAATCATTATTACCACGTCAATTTTACACTATGCCATCAACAACAATACCAAATAAAAGAGAAAAATTAGGAAATTGGTTATATAATAATGGACCTTCGTGTAAAGAAAATAATCTTAAATGTTATGATATTAAATTTAATGATTTAAGAAGATCAGCGCATTTTTAAATATTATTTATTTTATTCATATTTATATAAACAATAAATAAATATAAATAAATATAAATAAATATAAATAAATATAATTACATATGATTTATGTTCCTATCGGTATTGATTGTGATGTTGTAGATTTTTTGAAAAGATATAATTTACGAAAGATGTCGCTCCCATTTGATTGGAGTGTTTCTTATAATGGTGTATCTAAATGTATAGATTGTGATTTTAAACATTTTACTGACCCTTTGAATGAAAGTAGAATCAACGAACAAGACGTATTTTTTTTTCATGATTTTCATGACAAAAATACATTTTTTCTTGATAAAGAAAAATATAATAGGAGATGCAATAGATTACTTACAATTTTAAAAGAGTGTGAGACAAATGGTGAATATATTTGTTTCATTAGAAAAGGGCATTTGAAGATGCATCACAGTGAACATAATGGAAAATATAATGAAATTAAAAGTGATATAGAAGATGCTGAAAGTTTAAATAGGGTATTATGTGATAAATATCCGCAATTAAAATATAAAATTATTATAATATTAGGTTGTCCCAATTGCTTTAACAAAGATATCATTTATAAAAGTAAATTCGAAAATATTGAAATACATAATAATTTTTGCAACTCAGATAAATGGAATGATAATAATAGAATTACAATGTTTGATAATTGTTTATTAAATGCATTATCTGTAAATATTAAAGATTGTTCTTAGGTATAATTGCTACTTTTTTTGCTTTTGTATGCCCTGATTTATATTTTTTCTTTGATTTATTCGCTAATATAAATGCCTTCTTCTTATGATCACAACCATCTCTTATAATATTATAATCTACTGCAGCTGCTTTTCCTGATGTTAAAGCACTCGCCAATCTCGCTAAACCCCATGATTGTGCTGTTTGATTTGGTCTGGATCCTGAAGAAAAGTATGCACCCTCGCCCTTCCTAACAATTTTTTTAAGAACATCTAATTTACACCCTGTTCTTTCCGCTAGTTCTTTTGTAACTGCTATGTTTTTAACCTTGTATATTTTGCGAGCATTTGCTATATGATTTGACTTTTTATTTTTAAAAGATGCAACCTTATCTCTTGTATAATATACCCCTTTTTTATATAATTGTTGTGATTTTATTAACATATTTAATTGCTTATTCTTATCATTATTATCTAATATTTTTGGTAAATATCTCATCGGAACCTTTATTATATTAGATGTATCCTTTAATTCTTTAGGTTTCATATCTCTAATAATATATATAAAAAATAAAAATTGATAGATTAATCTATTTGTTAATAGATAACATTACAAAGAAGATACTAATGCTATCTGAAAAATGTATGTGTCCTTGCGGTGGTGGTCAGTCTTGTATTGTTGATAGACGCGAATTAAATGATTGGGTTCATGAAGACAACTTATTTTTAGAAAATAAACTACCATTAAGGAAAAATTGTTTTCAACAGTATACTAATAAGCAATTAAAAGTATTGAATAATTTTTACTCTAATAATAGTTTTTGTTAGATAAATTGTTGTTTAGACTATTTGTTCACCGGGAAAAGATATATATATTATTTTTTCAAGTTCATTATATCTTCCTTTAAGTATTTTAAAATTATGGTCTACATTATATAAATAATATGTAAATAAATATTCTATATAATGAAAAAATCTACAACGATAACATATAATATTGAAACATGTAATGGTGTTTCTATGAGTGAATTAGAATACAAGGATTATGATAAAAATTTAAAAGGTGAAGAGAACCTATTACATTATAAGGTTAAGAAAGTAAATAATATAGTTGATAATGATAAAATAAAAGCAATAGGCGATATAGAAGAGATAGAAGAATTAAATGAAACATTTAATAAGATATGCAAGTTAGACAATAAAATAGATGAAACTATCGGAGTAAGTAGCAATAATAATGAATGGAAGATACATGAATATAAAAATCATAAATTATCTAAAAAGTATGTTCAAGAATACGATACTATAAAGTTTGATATAAATTACGATTTATTACAAAAAAAAGAAACAATAAATTATATTAAAGATAATAAATAATTTTTTTATTTATTATTTACAAATAGATAATGAATAATAATAAGTTTGATACATCAACAAGTATATGTTCTGATAATTGTTGGAAAACCGCAAAAGATTTAAATAATAATAAAATGTATGAATATAATTTATATCCTAATAATTTTGTCGATTGTGTAAATCCTAATGTTAGAATGACAGAAAGTTATTTAGAACATCCTAATTTACGTGGACGTCCAGGATATGGATTAGCGGACGATTGTCTTATTGATAATGATTCTATGCTTCGCAATAATCCAGATGCTATGACACAAGATCGCTGTAGAATACAATTAAATAATAGAATATTTACATCTGGTCCTAGTTTAAGATGTGGCGTTGGCAATATAGGAGAAGAATTAAATTTAATTGAAGGGACCGATACAAATCCTTTTAAATGTAAAAAACAAATTATGGAAAAAGAGATGAATAATTTTATTCCTTTATTAGATTTTATGAAAGATATTCAAGATCCTGATAATATAGTTCCTGTATGGACAAATGGCGGAGAAGATACTCGATCATATATACATCGCGCTGAATTTAATAAAAATTGCAATTGGGTTGGGCGTAATAAAAATGTTTCTATATAATAAAAAAATATTATATAATAGAAGATAATATGAGTTTTAATAGAACAACATACGATACTTGTTCATACAAGCAAGAATTACAAGAAAACGTAAGTACATTAAGTTATTTACTTTCCCCCTATAGATATGAACATGTAGATAAATGCAGACATCAATTAGGATTTATTGGTGGTACCGCAGTATCACATGTTCAAGGGAATTTAGTAGATTTAGATAGTGAATTAAGAGGACAAACTAGATTTATTTCTAAGTGTGGGACTAATCAATATGTTCCAACAAATGATGGAATAATTAAAAATGATAAAACACCTCCTATAGATACAACAATGCTTCATCTTCCTGCATGCCAATCGATAATGTATAGAGAAGTTCCTCTGCCTCCAAAAATAAATTATAATAAGTGCAGTTAATCGCTAATAGCAATTTAATTATTAATTTTTATTTTTTATATTAGCAAAATTTACCTAAGTAATTAACAAGAAAAAACCAAATTAGATAAATTGGTCCTAGCATAAATGCAACAAATGCAAATAATAATTTAATAAAAATACTATTAATCATACCTTTCCAATTGCAAGTAAAGGATAAATAAGCAGCTAAAATAGATATTAGAAATGTTAAAATATATAATAATACAATATATATATTATCAATAATCCCCCATCTATAATAATAATTTGAGTTATAACCCAACATACGAAGATATAATGCACTTATTATATCATATTTTACAATTTTATTTTCATCAATATCATTATTAATTGCATAATAATTATCAAAGCTTTCACTATATAATTTACTTGCAATTAATGATAATATAAGCATATCTATTTATTTATGTATAAAATAATATATTATTTTATTAGATATGAACCAATATATAGATACTAGGTTAAATTATGATAGTTGTAGTTATAAAGAACAATTGAAAAGGTCTGTTGGACCGGGGTTATATCAACTTGAAACTCCATATAATGATTGCGAAGAATGTTTCCAAGATGTTCCCAACGATCCCGCTCTAATATATCAAAATTACGGACAAAATACTTGCAGTATGAAGAAGGCAGTAGATGATTCTAGTGAACTTCTTGGATTAAATTATAAAAATACTAAATGTAATGCATACGAATATTTACCTGGTATATATCAATCAACCGGTTGTCATATTAAAGGTGCTGATAAACCACGCTCTTGTATAATACCTAGAGAGGATACGCGTTTATCAAATCCTCCTTGTACTTTAAAGGAAACAGGAATAAATAGATGGGAATGGTTATGTTTTGATCCGCAAGAACGTGCTATAGAAGCATTCGATAGAGTTCCCGTGAATTATAGGATGGTTGCAAAAGATAATCATGTACCTATTATTGAATTACCGGAAGACCAATCTGTATTTCTTCCAAAAGATAATAGTTCTAAGTTAATAACAAACTTAGATGAATGGAAAAATAAATCAAAGGATAATTTGGCATATTCACCGGGATACCCATACGGTACTATGTATCCTAGTGTAAAATGTAAGAATTAAATAAATTATCTCTATAATAATAGAATATCGTTAATAAGTTATTTTTTTAAATATTACATTTATCTATAGAAAATACAATATCATCCCAACGGTTTTTATTTTTGCGTAAATCATATACTTTTATATATTTCTTTAAATGATCAGGAACCACATATTTTAATATTTCAATCCATTCATATTCTTGAACGTCTTCAATTATTAGAATACCATCATCTGTCATTATTTGTGAATATAATTTAATAAACTTAATCATACTTTCTAATGAATGTGGACCATCATCTAGTAGTAAGTCAAATTTTACATCTTTATCCAAAAAATTAAGTTTAAAAACACCTTCGTCATATGCATCATACGATAAATATAATTTTATATTGTTTTTATTTTTAAGGTCTTCCAAAGTATCATTAATACTTATAATATCTGTTCCATCATCTAATCCATATATAGTCGCATTAGTAAAAAAATCACTCCACAATTTTATACTCCCCCCTTTATAAATACCAACCTCTAACACATTTTGTGCAGTCTCTTTTTTACTTTTTAATAATTCTTGATAGAGTGGAAGATATGAATGAACTGTGTTTTTATCTGTTCTCTCATTATCAACTAATTGTTCTAAACTCATTATAATTTTATATATGTGTTATAAATAAATTATACTTATATCAATAATTATACATAATATATTTACTATTTTTTTTCCTATATTCATTAGAGGTTAATAATGAATTTATATTCAAATGACAACGACATCCCATCGATGAACAATATTTATAGTTCTAAATATTGGGAAAAAGTCAAAGAAGACGAACAAAAAAGGAGCAATAAATTATATGAACAGGCGAAAACACCATATGAGACGGGGATAGTTGCAAAACCCGCATATTCAGATATGTTCGCTCGTATTGATTCTGAAAATGACTCTATAGAGAATGTAAATAATAATTTTATTTCATCTTTGTCGGGAGAAAATATTAATAAAGGGGATTTTTCGCATAACAATATGACACCATTTTTAAGAAAAAATGTTACACAAAATACTAATGTAGAAAATATGTCTTCTGTATTTGATAGCAAGACAGGAAATAATCAATTTTGGCAAAATAAAAAGGAAGTGCCGTGTTTATTTAAACCTGAAATGAATATGGGTGGAAATGTATGTAGTATGAAAAATAATGATGATTTTTTAAAGTCTAGAATAAATAATTCATCGCGTGTTAATAATTTTTTCCCAATAGAAAAAATTAGGGTTGGTCCTGGTATAAATAAAGGGTTTGACTCTACACCTACAGGAGGTTTTCATCAAATGGATACAGCTGATTATGCTAAACCCCGTAATTTAGATGATTTAAGAAGTAAAATTAATCAAAAGCAATCATATTTTGAATTACCTATAAAAGGACCTCCAAAAGGGACCGTTCAGCGTAGTATTATTACACCTTTTAATAAAAATCGCCCTGATACAAATTATGAAGTAACCCCTGATATGTGGTTAAAAACAACTGGTGCAATCATAAAAGAAACTAATAGACCATCACAAAATATTAAACCAACCGCTCGTCCAGAATTTCATGTTGATTATAAGGGATCTGCGCAATATGGAATTAACTCTCCAGGACAAGGTGTTGAAAATGATTATGGTAAAAGTAATATAATGATATATGATAATGAACGCAATATTACAGGAACAAGAACAGTAGTATCAAATGTTTCGTCAATTATCAAAGCAATCGCAGCGCCTATTTTAGATGTACTTAAATATACTATGAAAGAATATACAGTAGAATCTGAACGTGCTGTTGGTAATCCAAGTATCCAAATCCCAAATAAAGCAACAACATATGATCCGGATAACCATATTATGAAAACTACCGTTAAAGAAACAACAATACATGATAGTGAATTAACAAATTTATCGGGTAATAAAGAAACATATTCTGCTTTAAATGATAATGCAAAGACTACTGTTAAAGAAACAACAATACACGATAGTGAATTAACAAATTTATCTGGAAATAAGGAAACATATTCTGCTTTAAATGATACCGCTAAGACTACTGTTAAAGAAACTATGATACATGATACAAATGTAGCGAATATTAAAGGTGATAAGACAGAAGGATATATATTATTTGATGACGATGAAGCAAAGAAGACTTTACGACAAACATTACCAAAAATAGATAGTATTCGCAATATTGGCGGAACAACATATAAGGTAACATTATATAATCCTGACGAAATTGCTAAAAAAACTATAAAGGAGACGACAATTAAAGGTAAATCAGAATATGGGTTTTTAGGAGGAATATTAGAAGGGTTATTTGGAGGTTATTTGAGTGCTAATGTAGATCTTAAAAATACTCACAAACAATTTTTATCTGATACTAACGAATATGGAATAGCAGGTTCAAGAGGTGAATTTAGACAAATGGATAGAACTGCAGAAGAAAATGCTGAGATTGATGGGACTCGTGAAGGTATTATGATAAGTGCAGGATATACACCTAATCCTGGTAATGTTAATATTAATACAGATCCATCAGAAATTGAAATGAGCACAAAGAAACCTTTTGAAAATAGTATAGCTGCTAGAAATAGTGGAAATATAGGAAAAGTATATCAGACGACACCTGTTTTTGATAATTGTAGTATAACAAAAATGCCAGAAAATGCAAATGCTTTTTCTAATAGATTAGATAGTGATTTGTTAGAATCAATCAATACTAATGAATATGCAATTCATATTAATCCAATTAAAAAAGGTTGTAAAATATGAAAATAATAAAATGATATAAGAAATACTTATATTATATAGTATGTAGTGGAAATGAGAATAATATCCACTACAAATGTTCGCGTGGCCTAATTGGTTAGGGCGTCGCTCTTATGAAGCGAAGATTCTGGGTTCGAGTCCCAGCGTGAACACTTATTTTTCCTATATAAATATATTTGTTGTTAATATATTTATAGTTAATTAGTATTAACATTTGGATTATATTATGAATAAGATTGCATTCCTCTTTTTATTATATGACATAATTAATCACGAAAATATTTGGTTTAAGTTCTTTAATGGAATTAGTAAAAATAAATATAATATATATATTCATTATAAAACTGATGATAGGTTGGAATTTTTTAATGATTACAAGTTAAATAAAAAAAAAATTATAAATACTAAATACGCAGATATATCTATTGTAAAAGCCCAGAATATCTTAATTAAAGAGGCATTAAAAGATAAAAATAATAAACATTTTATATTTTTATCAGGTTCTTGTATACCTCTAAAATCTTTTAATTATATTTATAATTATCTTGATGTAAAATATTCATATTTTCATATTGCTGACCCTGATGATTGTTTTCCAGATTGTGAGGTTGTCTTAAAATATATTCCAAAAATATATATTAATAAAGCGTCTCAATGGTGCATTATTAATAGACCACATAGCAAATTATTAATAAAAGGATCAGAAAGTCATGATAGTGTTAACAACTATTTAAAATGGTTTAAAGATACTTATGCTCCTGATGAATTATGTTATATATCATATTTATCTTATATTTATAATAAGAATGGGACTGACTTATTATCTAAAGAAATAATATCAACATCATATACTTCACCACCTGAAGTTGCAACGACATTTGCAAATTGGGAGGATATGAATTATAAATATGCATCTGAAAGAGAATTAAAAAATTATAAAAATATTAGTGAAGATGAGTTAAACCATTTATTGAGAAGCAAAAGTTTATTTGGTAGAAAGTTTAAACCTTCTTGTTATTATTCTTTAAATAAAAGATTTTATTATAATATAATTACAGATAATGATAATGCATGAATATTTATCTAGATTGATTTTTTCTACAATTATATAATTTTATTATTATAATAATATAGAATAAAATGCTAAAAAGTTCTAAAAGTCCTGTAAGTTCTAAAAGTCCTGTAAGTTCTAAAAGTCCTGTAAGTTCTGATAGTATAAGAACTAAACATATCAAAAAAATGGCATTACCATTTCTTATTCCTTCTAATTTAAAATTAAACGATGATGTAACTCGTGAAATTTTAGAGCAATATAGCGAAATTATTCAATATGAATTAAGAAATGATATTAAAAAATTTCCTTTTGAAGTAATTGCAAAAGAACCTGTATATTTAGCACTAAATCCTCATATATATCCATTAATACAAACTGTTATTAAAGAAATAATAAGAAGATACGGTGATAAAAAAGAATTAAAAATGTTTTATCATAATTTAGCAAAGAATAAAAACCGAGCAGTTATATCTTTCTTAAAAAAAATATATGACGATGACAATAATTCAGACAAACTTGATTGGAGCGCTCTATCAGATAACCCAAGAGCTATTGGAATATTAAAAGAAGAATATAATAATAATCCAAATAAACTTGATTGGACTTTTTTATCTGGAAATCTAAAAGCAATTGGAATATTAACTGAAGAATACAAAAAAAACCCAGAAAAACTTGATTGGTCCGTTTTATCTGGAAACCCAAAAGCGATTAAAATATTGAAAGAAGAATATAAAAAAAATCCAAATAAACTTGATTGGTCTGTTTTATGTGGAAATCCAGAAGCAATTAGAATATTAAAAAAGGAATATAAAACAAATCCCAATTCAGAAAAACTTGATTGGTATGCTTTATGTGGAAATCCAAAAGCAATTAGAATATTAGAAAAAGAATATAAAGAAGATCAAAATTCAGAAAAACTTAAATGGTCTGTTTTATGTGAAAATCCAGGTGCAATTGGAATATTAGAAAAAGAATATAAAGAAGATCAAAATTCAAAAAAACTTAAATGGTCTGTTTTATGTGAAAATCCAGGTGCAATTGGAATATTAGAAAAAGAATATAAAGAAGATCAAAATTCAGAAAAACTTATTTGGTATAATTTATCAAGCAATACTAATGCTATAGATTTATTAAGAAAAAAAGTAAAATTAGAGAACA